GTTAATTTGTTGATGAGCCAAGGCACGTTGCTTTGCTCGCAGCGCACGGAATTAGTTATGAACGCCATTCACGCCAATGCCGATTACTTGCTATTCCTTGATAGCGATATGCGTTTTCCCGCGGATACGATTAGCCGATTGCTAGCGCACGGCGAGTGCGTCGTGGCGGCCAACTGCGCAAGGCGCAGAATGCCAACTGGCCCAACGGCAGGGAACTATGACAGGGAAACAGGTCGCAAAGTATTGCGTTACTCGATGCCAGAGGATACGGGCCTTGAGCAAGTGGACATGGTTGGAACGGGCGTCATGCTTGTTGACATTAACGTCTTTAAGGTTTTGGATATGCCTTGGTTTGCAACCCCATGGGATGTGCAAGCCAAGGGTTACATGGGCGAGGATGTGTATTTCTGCAAGTTGTTGCGGGACAACGGCATTCCGTTGTATATTGATCATGACCTGTCCAAGCAAATTGGGCATATAGGAACCTTCGAGTACAAGCATGAGCACACTTGGGCACTCCGACCGATGGAAGATGAGCGCAGAAAAGCAGCTGGCGCTCCGGTCGAAACTCAAAAGGTGGCTTGATGGCACTCGACACATTTAGCGGACTAAAATCAAGTATTGCGGATTGGATCAACCGCGATGACCTAACGTCCGTCATTCCATCATTTATCGTTTTGGCGGAAGCAACGTTTAACCGCACGATCCGCACACGCGATATGGTGCAGCGCGCAACCGCATCACTCGATACGCAGTACACGGAACTGCCAGCCGATTTTCTGCAAATGATCAACATTCAGTTGAACACAGCAACGCCCATGAAGCTGTCATTTGTGAGCAATGAGCAAGCCGACGATTTGCGATCAACTTACTTTGCAGCCGCCAACGAACCCAAGTATTACTCGATTGTCGGCCAAACGTTTGAAGTGATCCCAACGCCTGGTGGCGAGTACACCGTTGAAATGTCGTATTACAAAAAGATTCCGGCGCTTTCAGATAGCAACACAAGCAACTGGTTGCTTACGAAATCGCCAGCCATGTATCTATATGGCGCACTGGTTCAGAGCGCACCTTATCTGCGCGATGATGACCGCATCACTACCTGGGGCACTTTGTATAAAGAGGCCTTTAACGATCTAATGCTTGAAGAGCAAAGGTCAAACTTTAGCGGCACCACGCCGCGCATGAGAGCAAGGAGTTATTGATATGGCCGGTTCATTCTCAGATTACCTTGAAGATAAAGTGATGAAGCATGTGTTTACTAACACGTCTTACACATCACCATCTTCGCTTTACGTTGGCCTCTTTACCGTTGCACCAACGGATGCTGGCGGCGGCACGGAAGTATCGGGTAACGCTTACGCACGCACCGCAGCAACATTCAGTGTAAGCGGTACATCACCAACGACTGCCAGCAACTCGGCTAACGTTGAATTTCCCACGGCAACGGGTTCATGGGGTACGGTTGTGGCGGCAGCTATTTTCGACGCTAGCACGTCAGGCAATATGTTGTCATGGGCCGATCTAACAGCAAGCAAAGCCGTTGGAAGTGGTGACGTATTCCGTTTTGCAACTGGAAATCTGTCAGTCACTTTGGCGTAAGTGAATGGCCCTTAACTATGGCAATGGTGCTTACGGCAGCGGCAAATGGGGAACCGATGCAGCTGTTAGTAATTACGGCGGCGGTGCCTATGGCGTCAGTAAATATTCTGCGCCAGGCGGTATTGAAGCCGAAGCCGTTAGCACTGCCGTATCAAGCGCAACCGCGGATGGCGAAAAAATATCGGGCGGATTGGCTAATTACGGATTCTATGCCTACGGTTCAGGGTCATATTCGGCGGGCGCTGGCGTTATTAGCGCAACCGCTGAAGCAAATTCAGTTTCAACGGTTACGGCAACTGGCACCATCATTCAAGATGGCGCAGCCGCAGCAACAAGCGAATCAACGCAAACGGCTAGCGGAACGGCTATACGCCAAAGTGATGCGCCAGCATCAAGCGATACCAGTGCAACAGCAACCGGGCAAATGGTTGCCGATGGCACGGCAACTGCCGCATCAACATCAACGGTTAGCGCAAGTGCTGAAGTTGTTTCGGGTCAATCGGCATTTGCCACAAGCACAAGCGAAGCAACTGCAACAGGCGGCATTCTGTTCTCAGGAACAGCTGCCGCTGCAAGCGATTCAACGCAAACTGCGCTTGGCGGTATACGGTTTAGCGAAACCGCTAGTGCAGCATCCGAAACAAACGCAACAGCAAGCGGCGCATTCCTTCAATCAGGAACTGCAACCGCAACCAGCACAACCACGGCAAGTGCATCAGGAGAATTTGTTAGAGATGGCACCGCGCAGGCCGCCAGCACCAGTGAACAGTCTGCAACAGGGATTGCGGTTCGTGGCGGCATTGCGCTTGCCGCTTCTGAATCAACAGTTACGGCAAACGCTGAAATTGATGCAGGTTCACAAGCTATTGCCAACGCCGTATCAAGTGCAACGGCTGATGCAAACGTTGATGCAAGTCCGCAAGCGCAAGCTAATGCCGAATCAAACGTTACGGCATTGGCAACTGTTACTTGGTATGCAAGGGCTGCCGGTTCAGAAACTTCATCCATGTCTGCCAACGGTGCGCTGAAATGGGAACCCGTTGCACCTGTTACCACCACCTGGACAAACATCACAGATCCGTCCACCACCTGGACAAACATCACAGATCCGTCCAACACATGGACGCCAATCAATTCACCATGGCGGGATGCCGCCTAACGAGGTAAATCATGGCCGATACAACAACCAGTAACCTTTCACTTACCAAGCCTGAAGTTGGCGCGTCAACTGACACATGGGGTTACAAACTCAACACGAATATGGATACGCTCGATGCGTTGTTCGCGGCAGCGGGCAGCGGTACAAGCGTTGGTTTGAACGTTGGATCAGGTAAGACGCTTGCGCTTGGCGGGAACATGACAGGCGCAGGAACGATCAACGGTGTGTCCATTGGTCAAACCGTTGCTGGTGCCGGTGCATTCACAACGCTTACCGCATCAGGCAATGTAACGCTTGGCGATTCGACAACGGACGCTATAACGGCGTCAGGGAAGATGGTTATTAAACCCGTGGTTGAAACGGCAAACGTTTCTGCAACCGCGGCAACCGGAACGGTTAACGTTGACCTTACCGAGCGCGCTGTTAACTACTACACGTCAAACGCTTCCGCCAACTGGACGTTCAACTTTCGTGGCGATGCAGCGACAACGCTTAACAACTTCATTACCACGGGTCAATCTATCACTTGCGCGTTTCTCGTGACGAATGGCCCGAATGCGTATTACCCAACCGGGTTTCAGGTTGATAGCACAACGACTAACGTCACGGTTAAGTGGCAAGGTGGAACGGCTCCATCAGCAGGTAACACAACGTCAATTGATGCTTATTCATTTAGTATCATTAAAACTGCTGCAAGCACATATACGGTTCTTGCGGCACAAACAAAGTTTGCTTAAAGGGGTTGCAAATGCCTATATTGCAAACAAGAGGCGCAGCCTCTGCTAGAGGTTTTGGGTTATTTGGTCTTGAACTGCCAATAGCTACAAGTGCCGATGTGTTGCTTGTAGCTGGAGGTGGTGGTGGCGGAAGGTCAATTGGTGGCGGTGGTGGTGGCGGTGGATTTAGAACAAAAGCAATCACGCCAGTATCTGCTGCCTCTTACACAATCACTGTTGGATCATCTGGAAGCGGTGGGTCTTTTGCAGTTCTTACCAAAGGTGGCGATGGAGGAAATTCCTCAATAGCCGGAAGCGGGATTACGGCCGATCCTGGTTCAGCACCAGCCAACACAATTGTCGCTTATGGTGGTGGTGGAGGCGGTGCTTATGACACACCCACAGGCATATCCGCAAACAATGGCGGTTCTGGTGGTGGTGGCGGTGCTGGAAACATTACAGGTGGTAGCGGCGGAAATGGAAATTCACCCACAACGTCACCTTCACAAGGAAATAATGGTGGTGCAGGCAGAGGCGGCACATTCCCGTGGAGTGGTGGAGGCGGTGGTGGCGCCGGCGGGACAGGAGGAACAGGAACGACAACCGCTGGAGCTGGTGGCGCTGCTAGCAGTAGCGATTACAGCGGAACAAGTACAACCTACGCCGCAGGGGGCGGGGGCGGCGCTCATCAATCTGGAGGCACGGGAGGTTCTGGCGTAAGTGGTGTTTCGGGTGCCGGAGCTGTTACAGGTGGTGCAACCGGAGGTTCTGGAAGCGATGCCGCTGGCAATGGCGCAACAAACCGAGGTGGAGGTGGTGGTGGCGCGGCTTTTGATTCAGGTTCTTCAGGAAATGGTGGTTCTGGAGTTGTGATTGTTAGGTATTCAGATACTTTTCGTCCTGCAACCGCAACCACTGGATCGCCAGATATATCAACGAGTGGCGGATACCGTATTTACAAATTCACCGGCAACGGTTCAATTACATTCTGAGGTAGCACATGGCTCATTTTGCAAAATTGGATGAGAACAACAATGTGCTTGAAGTCCATGTTGTTCACAATAACGAACTGCTTGACGAGAACGGTGTTGAGCAAGAACAAAAGGGTATTGATTTCTTGGTTTCATGGTCTGGTGGCTATCCGCACTGGAAGCAGACCAGTTACAACGGCAACTTTCGCAAGAATTATTGCGGGCCTGGGTATACCTACGACTCAGTTCGTGATGCGTTTATAGCCCAAAAACCAACACTAGACGCTGTACTTGATGAGGCAACCTGTCAATGGATTGTTCCAGGCCATGTTGCTGACGCTATTGGCGCTGACTCCCTTGGAGCGTAAACCGTGGAACCAAACGCTAAAGACGTGGAGGCTAAATTGTCAACGCATGAAGCAGTCTGTGCTGAACGTTACGCGGGCATCAACGCCCGCTTAAAGCGTTTGGAGCAAATCCTTATCGCAAGCGCAGGAGCGATTATCCTGTTGCTGCTCAATACAACGTTCAAGTTGCACTGATATGTTTGACCTGTTATCCGGTGGACTTCTCGGTTCGATCTTTGGCGGGCTATTCAGGCTTGCGCCAGAGATCCTAAAGTTCATGGATAAAAAGAACGAACGGCAGCATGAGCTCAATATGTTTCAACTCCAAACCGATTTGGAGAAAATGCGCGGCCAATTCAGGATGGAAGAGAAGTACGTTGACCATTCCATTGCGCAACTTGATACGATCAAGGCCGCATTTGAAGAGCAAGCCGAAACCGCCAAATCAGCTGGTTGGTTCGTGGCGGCCATATCCGCGCTAGTGCGTCCAGGGATCACCTGGTCGCTTTTCTTTATGTACGCAGCCGTGAAGGTTGCCGCCATCTATCTAGCGTTTGAATCGCAAGCGAGTTGGCAAGACGTGCTAAACCAATCATGGGACTCGGATGACTTTGGCCTTTTCACGATGTGCGTGTCATTTTGGTTTGTTGGCCGATCCATTGAGAAGTACCAGAAGCAATGAAAGAAGCCATCAAGATCGCCAAAGACTTATTGGTGGTTCCGTTTGAGGGATGCGCTAAGGTATTGCCAAACGGTATGGTTGCCGCGTATCCCGATCCCGGTTCCAATGGCGATCCTTACACGATAGGGTTTGGGACAACAGGCCCGGACGTAACGCCAACAACCGTTTGGTCGATGGCGGAATGCGAGAAACGCTTAGAGGCTCACCTAATTCACTTTGCCACAGGACTTATCAAACTATCACCGAGGCTTGTTTCCGCCGCGCCACGCCGATTCGCAGCCGTCCTGTCGTGGGCATACAATTGCGGGCTAGGAAACTATCGGATCTCAACGTTTAAGCGACGCATCGACGCTGGCGATTGGGCAGGTGCACGCGAGGAGTGCGTGAAGTGGAACAAGGCACGCGGACGTGTGATGCGTGGTTTAACGCGTAGGCGTGAAGCTGAAGCACTTATGATGAGATAAACATGCTTGCACCGCTAAAAATACCACCAGGCGTATACAGGAACGGCACCAATTACCAGGCCGCGGGTAGGTATTGGGACGCCAATCTGGTTCGGTGGTACGAGGGAACCATGCGGCCTGTTGGCGGGTGGGTGAAAGCGTCAGGCGATACGTTCACAGGTTCAGCGCGTGGCATGTTTTCATGGCGGGATAACGAATATGACCGTTGGCTTGCCGTAGGAACGCACTCCAGACTTTACGTTTGGAACGGCGGAAACTTTTACAACATCACGCCATCCGGCTATACAACTGGCAGATCGTCATCTTTTGTTGGCTATGGTTATGGATCGGCAAATTACGGTGGATCAAGTTACGGCACAAAAAGAACTGTTGGCGCGGAACTCGATGCCACAACCTGGTCGCTCGATAACTGGGGCGAGTATCTTGTAGCGTGCGCCAACTCAGACGGGAAACTTTACGAGTGGCAAAACAACGTTGGATCGCTTGCCGCTGTCATCACAAACGCGCCAACCGATAACACTGCGCTCATTGTCACGCCAGAGCGTTATCTGTTTGCACTTGGCGCGGCAGGTAACCCGCGTTTAGTGCAATGGTCAGATCAAGAGGACAACACGGTTTGGACGCCATCAGGAACGAATACCGCGGGATCGTTAGAGCTACAGACTAACGGTCGCATCTTGGCGGCAAAGCGCGTTCGCGGGCAGGTGTTAATCCTTACCGAGACTGATGCTCATGTTATGAATTACCTGGGGCCGCCATTGGTTTATGGTCAGGAAAAAGTGGGTTCGTTTTGCGGTTTGATTGGGCCGCAAGCCGTTGCCGTAATTGAGGGCGGCGCGGTATGGATGAGCGACAAATCGTTTTTCCTATTCAACGGCCAGCTGCAACCGTTACCTTGCTCAGTTGGCGATTATGTGTTTACGGACATTAACCTTGATCAAGTGGCGAAGATTTACTCGGGCCACAATTCAGCGTTTGGCGAAGTGTGGTGGTTTTACCCGTCAGCCGATAGCAATGAGTGTGATCGGTACATCATTTGGAATTATCGCGAGAACCATTGGTCAATTGGCGCGTTAGCCCGCACATGCTGGACGGATTCAGGCGTATTCACAAATCCTTTGGCGGTTGGCACGGATGGTTATCTGTACGAGCATGAAAACGGATGGACGGATAACGGAACCCCTATCACGTCCACGCGTTACGCGGAATCAGGCCCGGTTGAACTGTCAACGGGTGATCGCTTTATGGCAGTGCGGCAAATATTGCCGGATGAAAAGTCACAAGGCCAAGTGAAGTTGACGTTTTACACGAAACCAACGCCAGAATCATCAAGCACAACTTATGGCCCCTATACCATGCAACCGTACACGAATGCACGGTTCACAGGCCGCCAAGTAGCAATGCGCGTTGTTGGTAATGCTGATGCTGATTGGCGTGTTGGCACGATCCGTTTGGATGCCGTACCAGGTAGCGGGCGATGAGATTACCGACGCCGCCAAATACTTATTCGCAACCGCTTGAGCGTGAACGCAACCGCGCTTTGGAAAGTGCTGATGCGTTGAACTTGAAAAAGTTGCAAGACGTTGAGTTTGTGGAGGGTATGCGGTTGATCCTTCGCTCGCCAAACGGAACGCGGTATAGCATCACGGTTAATAATTCTGGCGTCATCAGTGCAACGTCGATCTAGAGGTAGACATGGCAACGAAACAAGACATACAGGCTTTGTACCAGCAAGCACTCAACAGAGCGCCGCGTGACGATGAGGTTAATTGGTGGCTTATGTCCGCCAACAACGAAAAGTGGACGCCAGCACAGTTGCGTAGTGCGTTTTTACGTGACGCAATACCTGAGCTTTACACGTCAGTCTTGGGACGCGCACCGCAACCAAATGAAACAGCATACTGGGATTGGGCGCAAAACGAGTTAGCAAGCCCAGAGAAACTGCGCACCGAGTTTTTACGTTCAGCGCAATCAGAGATTGACATTAACGCGGCGCGTCAACCGGGCGCTAAACGTACAACGCAAGGCATTACCCAGACAGGTTTGGCGGAACGGACTTATACGCCATACGCTGGCGATTACACGCGTTACGGTTTCGGGCCTGAAGGTTTACTGTTCACCAACACGGGCAAAGTGACGCCCTATGTACTGCCATCAGGTGACAAGTGGCGGCCAGCCGTTGAGCCAGCCGAGCCAAAGCCAAGCGATCAGGGCAAACAAATTAACGATCAGAATATAAAGGATGCAGCCAAAGACACGGTAAAAGTAGGGCAGGACATTAAGCAATCTGTTGACCAGGGCGGAATTAATCAGCAACTTGTAACCACTGGCGGAACGAGTACATCAACCCCTGCTGGCGGCAACACGGGTTTGCTCGAAATGGGCAAGGATAATTTCATTGATGATCGCTCCACTTTACTGCCTGGTGGATCGGTAACGGATAGCCTTTTGAATGTTCCGACGCAACCCGTTGTCAATCCTTACGATCAACAAGTGACGGCTTGGTACCAGGGTTTGCTTGGACGCGCACCAACGCAAGCCGATCTGAGTTATTGGGGCGGTGAACTCGCCAAAGGCGTTGATGCTGGCGCGATTCAGGAATCTATTGGCACATCACCCGAAGCGTTGCTAAACCGCACTTACCGCATGTCGCTTGGAAGAATGCCAACGCAAGCCGATTACGGTTACTGGCTTGGCGAGTACAACAAAGGCGTCCCGCTGTCAGATATTCGCCAATCAATTAGCGCATCACCCGAAGCGCAGCTATTTTCAAGCTACAACCAGGCCGCGCAGAATATGACTTTGCAGCCATATAACTATTATCTTGGGCAGCTTGGGAGTGGGACACCGCTGCAAGGTCTTTTATCCAATTTCACGCCACAAGCCGCAAACAATGGATTGCTTTCCCTTCAATGACAAAGTTTGACCTTCAGCACTGGGAGCGATGCAAGCCTTACCTTGAGGCGGCATTGCTTCACGCCGGACAAACGCATACCATTGAAGATATTGCAAAGGCCGTGACAAACAAGCAAATGCAGTTTTGGCCCGGTTCGCAATCCGCTGTCATTACTGAGATTCAAGTTTATCCGCAAAGCAAGGCATGTCACTACTTCCTTGCTGGCGGAAACATCGAAGAACTCGCCGCAATGCGTCCCGTTATCGAGCAGTGGGCGCTATCCATAGGATGTAATCGCGTCACGCTAGCGGGTAGGCGCGGATGGATCAAATCATTTTTGGCGGACGAAGGTTATCAAGAGAAGTGGACTGTCATGTCCAAGGAGTTATCACCATGAGTAAAGGCGGCGGTGCAAGCGGAACTACTACCACAAGGATCGAGCCAGATCCAGAGTACAAGCAAGCAGCACTACAAAACTATGCGTTTGCGCAGCAGGTTGCGCAGCAACCTTATCAAGCCTATGGCGGGCCAAGGATTGCGGGATTCACGCAACCGCAACAAGAAGCAATGGCCGCCATCAGAGAATCGCCATTAAGTCTTGGCGAATCCATGGCTAACTTCTACAATCCTTATAACCAGCAAGTTATCCAAAACACGCTCGGCAACATTGAAACGCAACGACTGATGCAACAGCAACAGTCACGCGCTGCCGCGGCAAAGGCTGGCGCGTATGGCGGAACACGCCAAGCGGTACAAGAAGCACTGCAACAGCAATCCGCATTGCAAACGGGCGCGCAGGCCGCGGCACAACTTGCGCAGCAAGGGTTTGGACAGGCCGCTGCGCTCGGTGCGCAAGACATTGGTTTACGCCAACAAGCCGCAGCAGGATTACAAGGTGTTGGCGCACAGCAACAAGCCATGAATCAAGCCAATTTGGATTTGGCGTACCAAGATTTCATGCGCCAACAAAATTACCCGTTGCAGCAGTTGCAGATCCTTCAACAAGGTTTTACGCAAATACCATCAGGTGGTACGCAACAGACCACGCAAAACCTTTCTGGCGCGCAACAGTTTGGGCAAGTATTGAGCAATGCTGCGGCGCTTGCTTATCTGTTTCCCTCGGATAAGCGCATGAAGGAAAACATCGCCAAGATGAAGTCACCACTTGCATCGCTTGGCGAACTCAGTGGTTACGAGTACGAATACAAGGGTTCGGATATGCCAACCGGTGGCGTGATGGCGCAAGACGTTGAGCGCGTTATGCCGCACGCGGTAGCCAAAGCGGATAACGGAATGAAGATGGTGAACTATCCAGAAGTAACGGGTTTGCTGGTTGAGGCTGTCAAGGAACTTGATCGCCGCACAAGGGGTTAAACATGGCACTTTTAGACTTTCTGTTTGGCGGGCCTTCATACAGTACGGTTCCGAATTCACCTGAATCCGCCATGCAAGGCGCATCGCCTAATGTCTTGCAACGTTTTGGTACAGGTCTTGATCGTGCAACCATGATCCCTGGTTTGCCAACGCCAGCTATGGATGAAGAAGAGCGTATGCGTCAACGATGGATGACGCTTGCCAATATCGGATCAACGCTTGCTCGTGGTGGCACTGCCGCGGAAGGCTTACAGCAAGCGCGCCAACAAGCCTTGCAGCAACAGATTATTGGTGCGCAGTTTGCGGAGCAACAGCGCAAGATGACAGAGCAGCAAGCTATGCAACAAAGGATGGCGGCTTTACGCCAGCGATTGCAAGGCTTGCCAACCGAAGTAACGCCAACCATGGCGCTTGCTGGTGGCGGCGGCCCAACACAACAAGCCGCAGAGATTCTCGGAAGGCCAATCCCTGAAGATGATCAACAGCGAATGAGGGCCAATCTATTACGCAGTGTTGCGTCTGAACTTGCGCTTGAACCGGGTGGAGCGGCACAAGCCAAAGCGTTAACGGATCTTGCGCAAAATATCAGTGAAGTCCAAAAACCAACAGTGCTTTCACCTGGATCACGGGCTATTGGGCCAACAGGCAATGTCATTGCAACCGCACCATTTGCTCCGAAAGAACCAAAGCAACTTAGTTTTGAACAACGTGTTTTGGAAGATCCAACTTTTGCCACGAGTCCTGCCGGAATTGCTTGGTTGAACATAAAGAAACAAATTGCTGCCGAAGGAAAGCCAAGTATTACCGTTCAGACAGGAGAAACATTTGGCAAAGAAATGGCTAAATCTACTGCCGCCATGGCCGCAGGACAGGTTGAACAAGCACAATCAGCAGCAAGTCAAATTGAAAATAGTAACCGCGTTAGAGCGTTGCTTGAGCAAGGCGTTATTACTGGTTTTGGTGCCGGAGGAAGGCTTAAACTCGGTCAGGCTGCACAGGCACTTGGTTACATGCAAGATGATCAAAGGATTGCAAATACCGCCACACTGATCCCGCAACTAGCGCAAAGGACATTAAACAACGCATCAAAGATGAAAGGTGTGCTGTCTGACTCTGACATTAAGTTGCTCGAAAAAGTATCAAACGCCGATATTTCGGTTGGCGAAGCATCGCTTAAACAAGCACTTGATCTTTCTGATCGTGTTGACCGTGAGGCAATTAAGCGTGGACGCAATGCAGCGCAAACAATTCTCGCCACGCCAGGCATGAGCCAATTCGCACCAATGTATCAAATACCTGAGCCTAAGCCTTATTCCAAGCAAGTCACGGTAAAGGGCAAGCCAGTAACGGCAACGCAAGGTGTTGATGGTAATTATTATGTGACTGTTGACGGAAAACGTTTCCGCGTTGAGGAATAAAATCATGGCCGAGGCTCGACTTATACCCGTTGACGAGGAAGAGAAGCGCGAAGTGCGTTTGGTTCCTGTCGAAGCGCCACGCATGGAGCGTCCACCATCACCAACGATTGGCGAGCGCACGATTCGCGGGTTTATGGATGTTGGGCAAGGCTTAAAGCAACTGTACTTGATGGCGACTGATCCTGGTGAGGCCGCAAAGTACACACAGCAAGTCAACAAAGACTTGGCAATGTATGAGGCCGCCATAGGAACTGCGCAGCCACCTAGTATTTACGGTGAACGTGGTATGCGTACCGATGCGGGGCCGGCAGCAGACATTCCTCGTATGGTGGGTAATGTCATGGCAACCGCACCGGCCATGCTTATACCTGGCGGAAGAGAGTTAACGCTTGCCGGTATTACGGCGCGAGGATTACAAGGCGCAGTGCCAGCTGCCGCTATGTATAGCGAAGCGGGTACGCCAGAATCAAAACTTGCGCAAGCGGCAACGGGCGCAGTTGCCGGTGTGGTTGCGCCTGAAATAGTTAAAGGCGCATCACGTCTTGCGTTAGGCGCCAAGGATTTGGCGGCAGCGGCAACACGTCAGGCAACAGTTATGTCGCCATCGCAAGTGCGTGTTGAGATTAACAACTACATCAAAACGCTTGATCCGCAAGCCGATATTTCGCAACTCACTGCCACAGCGCAAGCACGGCTTGCCGAGGGCGCAAAGCGGCAGTTACAAGTTACCGGAAAACTTGATCCTGAATCACTGATTAGGCGCGAGGATTTCGAGAAGTTGGGTATGCCTTATACGTCAGGCCAGGTAACGCGTGATCCTAGACAGTTTGCAGCGGAGCGCAATCTTGCCGCCATTGAAGGTGCTGGTCAGCCGTTACTTGATATTTTTACGCAACAACCACGTCTGTTGCGCGAACGTCTTGAAACGTTACGCGGGCAAGCGCAGCCAACGCCATTAGCAACAGGTGAAGCGGTAACAGGTGCCATTGGTCAACGCGTTGATCGTAGCGGTTTATTCGGCGCGCTTGGCGCTGATATTGATGCGGCATACAACGCAGCGCGAAGCCTACCCGGTGCAAAGGATCAAATTCCTTTTGGCGATTTCAGGATGCGCATTCAAGATACGCTTGATAACTTTGAAGATGTGATTCCTTCGCCTGTTAAAAAGCGCATTGAACAGTTTGCGATGGGCGGTGATGATGGAAGAGCGTTTAGCATTGAAGAGGCAATTAAGTTTCGCCAATTGCTAACGCAACGCGCCGGTGAGAATCCTGGTTCAGCTAAAGCCATGGGAGATATTAAAAGGCAACTTGATGCTTACATGGCGGAAGTGACGCAAAACATTCCAGAGGCAAATCAAGCCGTTCAAAAGTTCCGCGAAGGTATTGGACTGTCAGCCGCCAGAGCGCGTGAATTTGATCCTTTCAAGCCAATCGTTGCGGGCCAGGCCAATCAGGATCAATTCTTTCAGCGGTTCATTGTTGGCGGCCAAACAAAAGATGTTGTTGCACTGCGTGATACGTTAACCAAAGCGCGTGGCGCTAATGTTGACCAGGCAGCCGTTGATCAAGCTAAAGCGGCATGGGATGACGTTAGAGCGCAAACCATTCAATGGCTAATTGATAGTGCTGTTGGCACGTCTGGAGCATTCAGCCAAGCAGGATTTAATTCAGCACTCAAACGGATTCAGCCGAAACTTGAAGTGCTGTTTAACAAGGAAGAAGTTGACCAGTTAAAGCGTATTGGACGCGTATCAACAGCAGCGTTTGGCGAACCAGCAACAGGTGGTGTGCCGTTGATCAATCGTTCGGGAACAGCACCAACACTGATGAACATTCTCACGCGTAGCGTTGGCGGCAATATTCCATTGGTTGGCCCGATGGCGCAAAACGTTTCGCAACGTATGCAAACCGCGGCCAATGTTGAAGCGGCACAGACTGCAGCGCAAGGTGGTGTTGTGTCGCCAGCCGTTGCAGCGGCACGCGAACAGCAACGACGTATGCTTGCAAACCGTATGGCTGGCCCATTCCAAGTTGGCCCATTCCAGGTTGCTCCGTTCCCTGTTGCAGGGGGACTTCTCACCGAGGAATATCGCAGGTAAACTGATACACGGAACTCCCCTCCTGTTGGTTTTTGCCCGCCGCTTGCGGGCATTTTTTTTGCCGTTCGTCGGAAAAGGTTGGACACTTGCAACTTTTTACCGCCAAATGGAAAGCTATGAACAAACTAATTATTGGTATTGATCCAGGTGCAAGTGGTGCGATTGCAACACTTCAGGGTAAAAAACTCATTGATGTGATTGATATGCCGATTGTGCAGCGCACCGTTGGAAAGGCTGTCAAGAACTTTGTATCGCCACATGAGTTGCACACGCATTTGGCGGCTTACCTGATTGACTATGAATGCACCGCGTATATCGAGCAGGTTTCCGCCATGCCTGGTCAGGGTGTAAGTTCCATGTTTTCGTTTGGGCGCTCACTCGGCAATGTTGAAGGCGTACTTGCATCCTTACAGATTCCTTACCACTTTGTGCCGCCACTCGTGTGGCAGCGCAAGGTTAGGTTGACGGGTGGTAAGGATGGCGCACGAGCATTGGCGCAGCAAATGTTTCCTAATAACGCGTCGAGTTTTTCACGCAAAAGAGATGACGGGCGGGCTGACGCCAGTTTGATTGCACTTTATGGGGTTATGAATGAGCACACAGGAAGTTGAAAATCTAAAAGAGTTGTTGAAGTACACGCGCACCCTTGCCGCGGAGAGCGATAACAAGTTACGCGTTGCG